GGGGAGCAAGCCGGTACAAGACTGGATTGTTACACCGATAACTTTGTTGAGGATATGTCATCGATGGGTATCAAGGTATCCGAGTGTGCCCCCGAAGAACAGTCAGGGATATCTGGTCAAGATAACCTTGTCGATGGTAGCATCACCCTTCTTGGAAAAGTGGATAAGCCAGTCTCTTCCTCTGGGAAGACTCAGCTTAAGCTTAGTCCTCTCGGAGAGGCTGCAATCTTCGGGGAATGTCCTAAGGAGCCCGCTGTGCTGTGCCCAGTTGAGAGGAATGGGGTAAAAGTGTACCCCATGATCAAGAGCATGGAACCATACAAGACTCCACATGAATGGAGGGATGTCCCCAACCTCGAACTGTGCGCTGAAATCTTGACGCGTCAGTTCACCAAGGCAACAAAGGATTTTCCCCAGATAGTGCTGAGTCCAGAGCAAGCAGCTGTTGGCGTACCTTCTATGGGTGTGAAAGCAATCCCAAGAGATACGTCACCAGGCTATCCATACAGACTTGAGGGTTCTGTGGGGAAGAGGGACTGGTTTGGCTCCGAACAAGAGTACAACCTTGACAATCCCAAGTGGTTTGCTCTGAAGGATAGGGTCCTTAACATGAGAGATCAAATCCTTGAAGGGAAGAGACCCGCTGTCCTCTACGTGGGTTTCCTGAAGGATGAACTGAGGAGCAAAGAGAAGGTGGAAGCCGTCAAAACCCGCTATGTGTCATCCTGCCCTCAGGATTACACTCTCCTGTGCAAGATGTACTTCGGTGCATATATTGGAGCCAGGCTTCAACTGAATGTCAAGGAGGGTTTTGGACCAGGAATGAACCCTATCACAGACTGGTCAACAATGGTTGACTACCTCAACCAAGCAGGCAAGAACTTCTTCGCTGGGGACTTCAAGGGCTTTGATGCAAGTCAGCAGCCCTATATCCATCAGGTGATTCTTGACCACATCAACGCGTGGTACAGAATGTCTGATGGCTGGAAACCAGAGGATGAGAAGGTACG